CGCTAACTTAGTATTTGACAAGACATCAAGTAACTTAAGTGTTACAGGTAATATCGTTGTCAATACAGGTAAGTTTTATGGCAACGGTGGCGGCTTGACGGGCATACCTTCTGCTAATTTAACAGGTGTAGACGGTAACACAAGCAATATACTGTACGGTAATGGTGTATTTGCTAATGCATTGACAACTGTAGGTGCGACAGGCCCAGCGGGACCAACAGGTGCTACGGGACTAACCGGACCCACAGGTTTGACCGGTCCTACGGGACTAACCGGACCCACAGGTTTGACCGGTCCTACGGGACTAACCGGACCCACAGGAGCCTCAGGTGTCGCGGGACCCACTGGATTAACTGGGCCTACAGGTCCTACTGGTGCTACTGGACCAGTAGCAGGTAGCAATACTCAGGTCATATTCAATGATGCAGGCGCTGCCAATGGTAATGCAAGTTTTACATTCAACAAGACTAACGGACAACTAAGCGCAACATTATTGACGGGTACATTAACGACTGCTGCTCAACCTAACATCACTTCAGTGGGCACACTAACATCATTAGCGGTGACGGGTAATGTAAGCAGTGGCAATGTTGATACACTAGGTGAAATAGTATTAGGTGGTAATCTATCTAACGCTGATACTAAATTTAGATTTGCGGTAAACCTTAACAATGCCTTTGTACAGATAGGTAATGGTACAGCAGGATCTACAGGCAATATAATCTTTTCACCGTATAAAAACGGTACAGTGAAAGTATTAATCAATACTGATTCAGGTAATATCACAGCGGGTAATATTAACGCAGGAAATTTATTGACTGCTAATTTTGTATCCGGGACATTAACGACTGCTGCACAACCAAATATTACTTCAGTAGGAACACTTACAAGCGTTGCTGTTACAGGTAATGTCACTGCCGGTAATTTATATGCTAACAGCGGTACAGTTGGAGTAACAACTGTTACAGCATCAGGCAACGTATCAGCAGCAAACGTTACAGCATCAGCATATCATATTCGTTCTGTCGGTACTGGCATATCAGCAGCAGGTGGTGGTCAAGGCGGCGCCACTTTATTGACAAAAGAAATCAACGTGGTGAGTACAGTAGGTGCAAGTGCAGGAGTTCTACTACAAACAGCAGTCGCCGGTATGGTTATCATGATAACTAACAATGGCGTGAACACACTAAGCGTCTATCCAGGAATAGGCGCACAGATAAACGCAGGAGCTGCGAACGCTGCCTACTCGCAGCCAACAGGTTCCACATTGCAATATGTAGCCATATCATCTACTCAATGGTATACAGTCGGGGCGTCATACGCATGAGGGGGTAACATATGAGTGCTCCTATTTGGACAACACCAGCAGGATTATTAGGCGTCGCGCCAGTATTAGTTAATAGAAATATTCAAGTTGTTGCGGAACCCGTATTGCCTGCGGTTACTATTTCATATAGATTAATAAGCGGATCTGTACCTGCAGGTATGACCTTTCAAAATGTGGGTATTATAACAGGTGCCCCGGCTGTACAAACAGCAAACACTACAAGCACATTTGTTATAAGAGTCACAGACAATCTAGGTAATTTTGCTGATAGAACATTTAGCATAAGTGTATCAGGCTCACTAGTTCCTACATTCACTACACCTGAAGGTCCTATATTAGAGACATTTGATAGTTTATGGGTAGAGCAGGCTATAGTTTACAATAACCCATTATCTACAAATCCAGTAAATATTCGTGTATTACAAGGTTCATTGCCACCAGGCCTAGAAATCAACGAGTTTGGTCTTATAAGAGGTTATCCTGAAGCGCCAGTTAATATCGTTAACTTGACAGAAGTTACTACAGTATCAAACGCTACAGATTTTACTACAAGCAGCATAACTGTATTAAGCACAGTAGATTTTTTAATCAATAGACCTGTAGTGTTTACAGGTACTGTATTAGGTGGATTAGTTGCCGGCACTGTTTATTATATTAAAGAAATACTTAATTCAACACAATTTACAATTAGTGCTATACCAGGCGGCTCGACATTAGTGTTAAATACCGACACAGGCTTGATGGATGTGACACTACCTGCTATAGTATCCGGACAACCTACAAAAAGACAATATAATTTTACTTTGATATTAAGCAGCCCATTAGGTAATGATCTTGCACAATATAATATCACTGTCATCAATCAGCAATTACCTATCAGTCAAGGTGGTCAGGGAAAACCTCCTAATAACAGAAATCCTGTAATCTTCAATACAAGACCGCAGACATACGATATTGAGCCATTACCTGATTTTAGATATTATGTGTTGCCTCCTGACGATGCTGTGTCGATACCTGGTACTACATATACACCAGGAAGCAAAGCATATATAGGACAATTCTTATCAGGAAACTTTTTTGCATTCAAGATTTTAGGTTACGATTTTGATCAACAAGAATTGACTTACACCTTCAATGAATTACCATTATGGATGACGGGAGATTCTAGCACAGGTTGGGTATACGGTACTCCTACTGTAGACCCTAATACTATAGAAGAATTTGATTTCGTTGCTTTTGTACAAAAAACCGTGAGTTCAGAGTTGGGTAGTTTGACTTTTAGATTTAGTTTGCGTGTAGCAAATAATATTGAAGGTCAAGTGACTTGGTTGACTGACAATGATCTAGGCAATATATTTAATGCTAGCGAGAGCAATAAGAAAGTAGAAGCCACATCTGATGTTTCGTTACAATATGATTTTGTTAGCGGAACATTACCCCCTAATCTTACTTTTAACGGAACAACAGGTACTATAGATGGTATAGTATCATATCAACCTACAACTAATTATAAAGAAAAAGGCACAAGTTCAACTTGGACATTTACTATCAAGGCATATAATCCTGACATATTAGATGAAGACGATCAACCATTGATTTCAAGTCAAAGAACATTTACTTTGACTGTGCTACAAGAATATGATATACCAACTGATAATCTCTATATCAAATGCACTCCGAGTTTGTATGACAGAGATATCATAGCGTCATTGTTAGACAATACTACTTTGATTCCCGACAGTTATATCTATAGACCCGAAGATGATAACTATGGCAAGGCAACAAGCGTGATCTACGCACATGCTTATGGCATATATTCTAGCGATATCGAAAAATATATTGAAGCAGTAAAGAAAAATCATTATTGGCGTAGCATAATATTAGGTCAACTAAAAACTGCTGTTGCTAAAGACGAGAATGGATTACCATTGTATGAGGTTGTATATTCAACGGTAATAGACAATCTACAAAAATATGATCCTAACTATGATTATGATTATAGATATAGCACAAGCATAAACGAAGAAATATTCTGGCCAAGATTTATAGACTTAAATCTAGGTCCGTGGTATACTAGTAGCTCAGACATTTATACTAGTTACATCTTTAACCAAGAAGCAAAGATTATCACCAATTATTTTGAATATGATTTGTTGACGCAGACTGGATTACCTATATTGATGCAGCAGGGCGTTCCTACATTCTATACTAGTTTGACTCCAGGTTATGCTAGAGTATTATATCCAAATAGTTTAGAGAACATGCGTAAGCGTGTAGAGCAAGAATTAGGTGTAGACTTTAATTTCAGACTGCTGCCATTATGGATGACAAGTCAGCAGGCTGATGGCAACACATTAGGTTTTACCCCTGCATGGGTAATAGCATATACGAAGATACCAGAACCCGTCACAACAACTGCCACTGCTACATTTAATCTTACAAGTGAAGTGCAAATGTCTTCAGTAGATGGTTTCATAGTAGGTGGTAAGATAGTATTCACTGGTGATAGCATAGGTAGTTTGAATCAAGGACAAGTATATTATGTCAATGAGATAAACACTATCACTAACCGTATAAAACTTAGCCTCACACAGTATGGAACTAATATAACTTTAGTTTCAGGTACAGGAAGCATGACAGCAGTATATGATGCTATGTCATATGCTGATATCATCAAGCATAATATTGAAACAGAATGGCCATATACATTGAACAAGATCAATTTCCAGATAGACAGATTTACTGTTAATAAAGAATTGACATATGACCTATCTACTCAAGTCACTCCTAGCAGTTGGACTAGATATCCTAGTGGGGTGCCTGTACCAGATCCTACAGACAGCAAAGACTTTTATGTGCTGTTTCCGAGACGCACTATATTGCCGGATAAGACGCAGTATAATTTGTGACGGTTTTAATTTACATAAATACTTAGGGAAACATACAAGATATGAGTACGATTAATACAAACGGCATCGATGTAAATTATCCAATTCCTGGACAAAATAACAGCACTCAGGGGTTCCGTGACAACTTTACTGCCATCAAGACAAATCTTAACACAGCAGGCACTGAGATCACAGACCTACAGAACAAAGTCGTACTAAAGTCAGCATTAGCGAATACTGTATTGAATAACGACATGGCGAATACATTGATCGCCAACTGTAGCACATTGCAGTTCCGTGCTACAACATATAATCTAGGTAACGCATTAGTAGATAATGTCACTGTAGATTGCAGTCTAGGTGATCTACAATATGGTAATCTAGCAGGTAACATCGTATTAAATTTTGGAAGTTGGGCTCCAACCAATACACAAAGCACAGTAAAACTACAATTAGGCAGACCAAACAACTTAGCAAATTATAATATTACATTCTCAGGGAACGCACAGATTAATCAAAACTCAGGTTGGAGCCTGCTGGAAAACAGTGGATCAAATGGTGGGCTGGCTACACTATCCTTTCCCTATGATACGACAAGATTAGATTTAACTATCACATCAACAGATTGCGGTGTGTCATTATATGTCCAACCAACCAACAGACCGTTTAAGACTACACAAATACAAGAACGCACTCCAAGTCCGGTTGGATATCTAGGAGATGTAGCAGGCACAGCAGCAGTCGATGCTAATTATTTTTATGTATGTACAGGAAATTTTGATGCGACTACATTTTCAGGCAACGCAATTTCTACAACGACGGGTACAAATATAATTAGTTTTGATGCCGCATTAAGTGCAAATGTTGTAGCAAACATGCCTGTAGTTTTTGATACGATGTTTATTAACGGTGTGAGCGTGACTTCATTTGCCGGTATAGAATCGGGTCAAGTATACTATGTTAAGACGAAGCCCACATCTCAAACCATCACTATCAGTGATACAAGATCCGGCGGTGTGGCAGGTACTACTTTAGCCATAAGCACCGTTGCTGCAAATGCAGGTCAGACTTACATGGATGCGACTTTCTATGAGGGTAGCAACATATGGAAAAGGGCATCACTATCAACTTGGTAATAAATGGAACATCCATTCATTAATGATCTAAGCGATAAGTCCATAGAGCAACTTCAGGAGACACTCACAGGTCTATATTCGAAGTTGACATTCGCACAACGAACAGGTAATCAACCGTTGACTCAACAGATTAATATGGTCATAGAGAGTTACAAAAAAGAGTACAAGAAAAAGATCGATGCTATGATCAAGAAACAAAACATTGAGGGACAAGTTAGAATCAGTAAATAAGTCTATGTCTCACAGCAAGGTACATAAAAGTTTTACATTTCAATCTGCTATCCATTTTAATGATAGATTCATGGTCAATCTGTATGAGATGGACGCAAAATTTGAGATTTACACAGAAGACACTAGAGAGCAAAATATTGCGATAGAAAGGGTCGCACACTTTTTAGGTACAGAAATCGAAGATTGCTTGTTCATATCGATTGAAGAAAAGGATATGATCAACAAATATAGTGTTGCTGGAATAAAAGTTTGCACAGTTCCCGAAGATCCATATGATCAGATCATTGGGTTAATATTGCTAAACAAATGCAATGCTATAATGGAAGGCAAAATCATTATGACGGAAATTGTATTGGGCAGCAAATTAAGCAATCTGATTAAATTTGAATTAAATCATGAAGTAGCCGCAGCAGAATTCGATGGCAAAAATTGGTACAATGATTCATCGTTAAGAATGGTAGACAAATTCAGCAAAAAGGACAAGATCGTAAATCTATTTGACCACAAATATGATAGTTGGGAAGATTTAGGATTGACTTGGGAAGAAAAATAAAGTATCATGTTAATATGCGAACTGATACATTTGGTCAAATTATATTAACAGAAGATGACCTCTGCGACATCTATCTAACTGATCCGGACAAAATTTTTAAAGAAGTTTTGTCAGAAGAACGCATACAGATATCTGACATACTTGATTTAACAAATAAGCCAAACATCAAACAATACATAGAACCGGCATCTAATGTCGAGGCATTTGATGTTAGTAATCAGACAAATTGGTACATGCCTAAATCTTATAAAGAGTTGGACATAGCCAAATATGTGTTAGAGTTATGTAGTACTGAAGAAGAATTACAAAGGGTAGGCGAAGAATTGCTCTTGTTTCAAGAGCGCGGTATGTTTGATCTATTGCGCTACATGAAATATCTTGTTGATACTATGCGTGAAAATAACATAGTGTGGGGTGTAGGTCGGGGCAGCAGCACAAGCAGTTTTGTTTTGTACCTTATAGGGATCCACAAAATAAATAGTCTTTATTATGATTTGTCGATAGACGAATTCTTAAAGTGAGGAAATAAAATGAAACAATATCGTTCAGCACAGGGCAAGACAGTTGATATGGCAGCATTGGCAGCAAAGAACGAGCGCGTCCGTGCAGTTGGAAACATGAAAGCAAATGCTAGGGGTGACACTATCGATAGCCATGGCAAAGTAGTCGTGCCAGTAACTCAGAAAGTAGGACAGCAATATCAAGCTACTGTAGGCAATAGATCAGCGCAGCCACAAAAAAATAAACCACAAGTAGACAAACCAATTCCACCGGTGCCTGCTTCAGCGTCCCCTGCATTGACTAAAGAAGAAGTCGAATTGGATAGTTTTAGCATAGACGATTTAGAAGTAGAACAAATCAAAGCAAAGGAAACTAAGAAGTAATATGGCAAATATCAACGCATATAAAGTAGGTAGCCTGAAACCATTGAATGATACGATCATAGTATCAGATATGCATTTCGGGGAAAGATTGAGTCAAGGTGGTATCATACTCAGAAACGATGACACAAAGAGTGTTGGTATCAGACCGCGATGGGCTAAGGTCTATGCTGTAGGTCCTGAACAGAAAGATGTGCAGGTAGGACAGTATATCATGATCGCACATGGTCGTTGGACTCGCGGTATTAAGATTGAAGACACAAATGGTGAACAGATCATTCGCAAAGTTGATCCGAATGATGTATTGTTAATCAGCGATGAAGAGGTCAACGACTACACTATTAGCGATAAGGAGTAATTCATGTATACTATCTCACACCCATACAAAACAGCAAGCGAAATTAATATCGCTATGGCCCGTGTTTATCAAAATATGAGCCTTGCTGTATTAACATCTATGATTGTTAGTTACCTTGTAGGCACAAGCCCAGAACTACTGCAATTCTTTTTCACAGGATTTGTAAAATGGATTGTTATATTTGCCCCATTAGCGGCGGTTTTTGCTGTATCCTTTGCCTTAAATAGTAGACCCAGCAGAAATGTTGCTTTGATATTGTTGCATGGATTTGCAGCATTGATGGGTCTTAGTTTCGCTACTATCTTTGCTGTATTTCAGATGGGCAGCATTGTAAGTGCATTTATGGGTGCAGCCATCTTATTTGGAGTAATGAGTTTTTATGGATACTTTACTAAAAAGAGTCTTGATAGTGTTGGGCGTTTTATGTTTGTGGGCCTTATTGCCATTGTTATTGCCAGTATTGTTAATATTTTCATTGGTAGTAATGTTTTTACCATGGTTATTAGTGCTTTGGCTATTATCATTTTTCTTGGTTTGACTGCATACGATACCCAAAATATCAGAGAGACAGTTCAGCGTAGCACTACCGATCATGTCGAGGAAGTCCAGGGTGCATTGACATTGTATCTGAATTTCATTAATATATTCTTATCATTGCTACAACTCTTTGGTGATAGGAAATAATGAAGAACAAACTCTGGGTAGAAAAGTACAGACCTAACAAGGTCGAAGAATATGTTTTCGTTGACAGTCAGCAGAAGCAGACTGTTCAACATTGGATCAAGGATGAGAGTATTCCTCATCTATTGTTGAGTGGCGATCCAGGTACTGGTAAGACCACTCTTGCAAAAGTATTGATTAACGAACTGAACATAGAAGATTTTGATGTGCTTGAGATCAACGCAAGCCGTGAGAATGGTATCGACATGCTCAGAGAGAAGATCAACAGTTTTGTGCAGACTATGCCTTTTGGCAAGTTCAAGGTAGTGCTGTTAGACGAAGCGGACTATCTCACACCTCCGGCGCAAGCCGCCTTGAGAAATGATATGGAAGCGTATCACATGACTGTGCGCTATATCCTTACTTGTAATTATAGACACAAGATCATTCCTGCACTAAAGAGTCGCTGTCATGAATTCCATATCGCTAAGACCGATATGACTGAATTCACAGCAAGAGCAGCGACGGTATTGGTAACAGAGAACATCGAATTCGACTTAGAAGTGTTGGATTTATATGTTCGTGCGACTTATCCCGATCTACGCAAATGCTTGAATCAACTTCAGGCTAATAGCATCACAGGTAGTTTAACTCGTCCTAACAACGAAGCAAGCAGCGAAGATGCATTGTTAGTCAAGGCAGTTGAATGTTTCAAGGGAGGTGATGTGTTGGGCGGTAGGCAGGTGTTGCTTGAGTATATTGCAACATATCCAACACGAATCGAAGATGTCTATAAATGGATGTATGATAATCTAGAACTATGGGGACAAAATAATTTACAGCGCGACACAGCCATCATACACATCCGTAATGGTCTAGCGCAGTTGCCACTAGTAGGTATTCCTGAGATTTGTCTGGCTGCAACATTAATTGAGTTGACTTCTTGATATATTAAATAGAACATAGGAGAACACTATCATGGCATGGCAAGCAACATTAACGATTCACAATAATACAGATTACAACATCACTGTAACACACAACACTACCGGTGATTTGACTACAATCAGTCCCGGACAGAGTTGGTTAAACACAACTAGTGACCCTAACAATACTAACGCATTAAAGTTCTGGCAGCAACCTAATGTATGGTTCATGCAGGGCAGCGCAAGTTTTGGGCCTACTGCTGGGGTATGGGTTGATCGTGGTTGGATGGATCCAAACGGTCAGACTATCAGTATGAATGCAAATGCAAATGGAACTGTCTTTGTTCAGACTAGCAACGGCGGTAAAGAAATCCTTGCTTGGAATGAATTTGAAGACGGCGGTACTATCGAGTTGACATTCGATAAACAGTAATATGCGTTATTTGTTGATAAGTTTTTATCGCAAGCCAGGTGGACAGATCGATGAGCAAGCACGATTCGTAAAGCGTGTTCGCGGCAGCGATAGTTCTACCGCCAACATCATCATGGATTATGGTTTGCGTAAGGTAGAGAAATGTGTTGTCGAAGGTAATAAACTAGATAGAACCTTCGATCAATTGCATGAGTATTATAAAAAAATCTATCCTGCTATGGTGGCCCAACTTGAGAAAGAAGGGCCAGCATTAGCAAAACAACGAGAGATTAAATCTTAGTTGTTGTTATATAGATGTAGAACATGTTCTATGATTCTATGTCTCCTTATATCTTTTAATTCAAATTCACATACACCGATGCTATAGACAGGGTTCTGTTTTAGCCTTGCAGTTAAATCTAGTAGGCCATTGTCAGCGGTTCGTCTGTCTGTTTGTTCGATGTCACCAGTCACAACTATTTTGCTACCCTCGCCTATGCGAGTCATCAACATTTTAAGTTGACTCGGTGTAGCATTTTGTGCCTCGTCCAATATAACCCATGCGTTCTTAAAGTTTCTACCACGGCAAAATGCCAATGGAGTGATTTCAATGATTTGCTCATTTAACATGTGTTCTAATTCTTTAGTGCTATAGTATTCCCTTAGCACATCAAGTAATGGACGAACCCAAGGTTCCATCTTACTATTAAGATCACCAGGCAAGAATCCATGCTTCTCATCATCGACCGCTACCGCAGGTCTAGTCAATATGATCTTATCGCAGTCTCCGTTCCTTAGGGACTTGATCGCGGCTAGCATCGCCAAGTATGTCTTGCCGGTGCCAGCGGGCCCGGATACAACTACGATGTCTAAGTCTCTGTCGATTAGTGATAGGATATATTTTTCTTGATTGACTGACTGCGGTAGCAGTTCGATCGGTTTGCGATTACGTTTGTAATGCTCTTTGTTGAAGTCTATTGTTTCTGTAACATATAGATTTTGATTTTTATGATTTTGCATGTATCTGTTCTGTTCTTTCCTTAAAGCACCTGTTTTTCTCTTGCTCAAGCGTAAATCTCCTGTACTGTTATGAGATAAAATCAATCTCAAAACTATTTAAGGACTGTTTCATATGTAAGATATCAGACACTTTACTGACACTAAGGGGATAAATATAATGCTCAGCTCTGAGCAACACTCATTTTCAAGACTAGATATATTAAGATAAATACAATATGACCCATAAAATGATAGCCGATAAGTGGTTCGACAGCATAGATTTCGTCAGTATTATTGACACCGTTAAGGGAGTCATGACCAGCGACGGAACTATGTCGATATTACTTGATTTTGAACGAGTATTAGATGAATGTGATGTTTATGCATTTAAAAATTGGTTGCTAGGTGAACTAGTATCAGGTCCAAATATAGGCCGTTATGATGTCAGTTGCACCTTCATGTGGCCATATAAGTTGATGCCAGACCCAAGAGCATGTAAGAGATTATGGGCCGTTAATTGTGATGTTAAATGGATAGAGACTGAGATCAAGGTTCCTGTAGAAGTCACTAATTATGATGATTTTGTTCCAGGAACAAACTATCCAAAAGGCGTCAAGAAAAAAGTCTGGCTTGTAAAGATCACTATTCCTATGTCATTGATGGACGACATCAAAGAAGGTAGTATCGACTTGCAAGGTTCTACTATAGACCTCAATGAACTAGATGATGCATACGCTGAAGATTTAGATAAAGAAAGTGTGCAGAATACTGATGCGGGTCAAGCAGCACCTGGTGCAGATCAAGCGATACCAACAGCCTAGGATAAAACTATGAGACTTGACGAAGGTTTAGATTACCATGACATGAAGGGACAGATTGATTCTGTGGTCTCTGTAGATGAATATGCGGCCAAGATGGGCGAAGACAGTCAGATAGTCACATTAACTTTTGTATTAAAAAGCAAAGAAGCAGCAAAAGATTTAGTAAGTTGGCTTGAGATCGGTTATGAGTTTGTATTAGATGCTAGCGTTAGCGCAGGTGAATTAGAGCCAGGCAAATGGTTAGTATTCGTTGAGATGAAGCGCAGATCAAATGTTCCAGAAAAGATCGTAACTATATTAAAAGATTTAGAGACATTGACAGATAGACCATTAAAAGATTATACTATTAAAGTGGATGATGATACATTTGATGCAGACCCTGAAGTACTAAAACAAGTCATCATATTAAGTCCTAATCAATATGAAAAAGAAAAGGGTGAGGGCGAAGAACTCAACGAGATGCGCAACATAGCAGGTCTATCAACAAAGAACAATTATAGCATAGACGAAGAGATTAAAAAGTACATACAAAACGCAGGTCTGTGATATGTGGGAAAGCATACTACAAAATCTAAAAAGCATGTTGAGCGATAGCCATGATGCTGACGCAATATCAAGTAAAAGAGTCATTGCGTTTATAGCCTTTTTATGCTGCGTCATAGCATTTTTTGTAGACCTATTTACAGATTACAATGTGACCCAGGGCGTATTTGATAGTATGATGTGGATAGTGATAGCAGGTCTAGGTTTCACTGGATTAGAAAAATTCGCAGGCAAATGGTCAATCACTCAGAGTGATAAAGATCATATCGCTTGACAACCATATCAATATATTATAAAATAAAGCATGGATCATTACGCAACATTGGGTGTTGCCAAAAACGCCACAGCCGATGAAATCAAAAAAGCCTATCGTAAACTAGCGAGTCAGCATCATCCTGACAAGGGCGGAGACAAGGTTAAATTCCAAGATATCCAAAAAGCATACGAGATATTAGGCGATCCCGAAAAGAAGAAGCAATACGATAATCCTTCAAGACCATTTCAATTTCAGGATTTCGGTAGTGATAACATAAATCTTAATGATATATTCAATACCATATTTCAACACCAACAAGGACATCAGCAGTTTCATAAGCAATTGTATAGGACGCAGATAGATATCACCTTGCATGAAGCATATAACGGCATTAACAAGTTGCTTGAATTAAACTTGATGTCTGGTAAAAAAGTCATGGATATTAAAGTACCCAAAGGTGTCAATCAAGGTGACCAATTACGATTTGATAACATCATAGATAACGGCGTTTTGATGGTCACATTCAATGTATTGCCCGATCTACGATTTGAGCGTAGGCAGCATGATCTATACTGTAATCACAGTATAAGTGTGTTGGATCTGATTGCAGGTACGGATTTCATTTTCAAAACCATATCAGGAAAAGAACTCAATGTCACTATAAAACCAAAAACTCAGCCATATGTCAATATCAGATTGCACGGTCATGGAATGCCTTTAGTGAATTCTGGGTCCTATGGAGACCAATATATCTTGCTAAAACCCTACATTCCTGATAACATAGACAGCGATATCATTGATAGTATTTTACGCAGTCGCAGTAAATAAATAATTTTTAAAGAGAGGCTTATGAATAGTTCACCAGAAATCGAAAACATCATTGAGCAAGCAATTGCTTATGCTAAGGAACATAACCATAGTTATGTGACTACAGAACATTTGCTTTATGCATTAATCACCCATTCTCCATTTAAGAAATGCTTACATAGTTTTGGTGTAGATACCGATTTGATGGTCGATGAGGTTAAATCATATATCACTAGCCTACATGCGATTGAGAGCAAAACTCCAGACACGATGCCTAAAAAGACAAACAGCATTGAGCGTGTACTAAACCGCAGTGTCACACAAGTATTGTTTACTGGTCGCAGACAACTTACTACTATTGATCTTTATCTGAGTATTGTTGCTGAAGCAAATAGCCATGCTCATTATTTCTTGTTAAAGTATGGTGTGACAAAAAATGAATTCTTCCCACATTGGCAGAAAACTTATAAGGGTGGACAAGGCGTCACGAACATGAATGAAGGTCAGGCTGACGAGATCCTCGAAGAATACACTATCAATCTGACTCAACTAGCAAAAGAAGATAAACTGGAACCATTAATCGGTCGTCATAAAGAGATTGATGATATCATCAATGTATTAGCGAAGCGTTTCAAGAGCAATGTCTTGCTTGTGGGCGACCCGGGTGTGGGAAAGACTGCTATCGTTGAAGGTATCGCAAGGGCAATAGTGCAAGATGAGGTTCCTAACTTTTTGCAGGGTTATGACTTGTACAGCCTTGAGATCGGCAGTTTGCTTGCTGGAAGTCGCTATCGCGGTGACTTTGAAGAAAAGGTCAAAAATGTGCTTGAAGCACTCGGTACTAAAAAGAAGGCTGTGTTGTTTATCGATGAAGCACATATGATGCAAAGCGCCGGATCAAGCAGCAACGGCTCTGTTGACTTTGCTAACATGATCAAGCCGGCTATCACTAAGGGTAATTTAAAAGTAATCGCAAGCACGACATGGGAAGATTTCTACGAGAGTTTTGAAAAGGATCGTGCATTGATGCGTAGATTCTTCAAGGTAACTGTAGATGAACCTACAGTTGATACTACAGTTCGAATCTTGCGCGGGTTGAGTGAACGCTTGAATGACTTTCATAGTGTTCGTATTACTGATGAGGCTATCACTGCGGCAGTAGAAAACGCTAGCCGTTATATCCATGACCGCAAGAATCCTGACAAGAGCATCGACTTGCTTGATGCAGCCTGCGCTAAACAGCGTGTGCTTGAGAACAAGGATGCTGAGATTACTAAGCAGTTGATTTTTGAACAGGTCGAGAAGTACACCGGCGTACCTGCTGACAAGTTGAGCGGTGATAATTTTGATCGCATCAACAATCTTGAAAGTAATGTCAAGGATAAGTTGTATGGTCAGGATGAAGCCGTAAGTAGTGTGCTAGATCGAATCTATGTGAGTTTTGCAGGTATCAACAGCGAAACTAAGCCACTAGCAAGTTTCTTGTTCTTGGGCCCAACAGGCACAGGTAAGACCGAACTCGCTAAGTTGTTGGGAAAGAATCTTGACATGCCATTGTTGAAGTATGATATGTCAGAGTATAGCGAAAAACATACTGTCAGCGCATTGATCGGGCCTCCTCCAGGCTATGTTGGATTCAGCGATAGTCAAGTGCAAGGCGGTCGTTTGATCAGTGACCTAAGTAAGAACCCACATGCTATCATGTTGTTTGATGAAGTTGAGAAGGCGCATCCAGATATTTTCAATATCTTCTTGCAGATCCTCGATGAAGGTCGTATCACTGGTAGCAACGGTAAGGAAGTCAGTTGCAAGAATTGCATCATCATTCTTACTAGCAATCTCGGTAGCGCAGATAACGAGCGCAATAACATCGGTTTTGGTGACATGCAGAAGACAGGTGAAGATGATAAGGCATTCAAGGACTTCTTCAAGCCTGAATTTAGAAACCGTCTAGACATGGTATGTAAGTTTAAGAAGTTGGACATGCTATCCATCAAAAAGATCGTTGTCAAGTTTGTCAATGAGTTGAAGACATCTCTGACTGATAAGCATAACATCACTTTAAACTTGACCGAGCCTGTCATCGAATATCTCGCAGAGAAAGGCTATGACGGCAAGATGGGGGCGAGACCGCTTGCAAGAAAGATTGATGAGTTAGTAAGGGTACCTTTGAGCAAGAAGATATTGTTTGAGCGTATCAATCATGCTAACATCACAGCAAACCTTGTAAACAAAAATATTGAATTTATTGTTAACAATAAGGTTGTTGCGAAAGTAGGGGAAGATGGCATCATTGAAGTTACAAACTGAAAAACGCAGTTCCTTATTCTTCGGTAAGTATAAGTATAGGGCTAAATGCCGCGTTAATGGCGCGGTGTACACATACTATACTAAAAATCTTGAAGAGTTTAAGGTCAAGATGGCTAAACGAGCAGAGAGAGCGCCCACGCATATAGAGGTTGTTATGTCAGACTGGCGCAGGCGTGTAGACCAAATTGATTACGAGCAGATAGGACGCTATTTTGATTGGCGCGCTAACGCAGATAGTCAAGTCTATATGGCAAGGATACAAGGAGATAGTATCAGCTTTTTCAGCGATGACCTAGACCTGCTTAAGACTTTAGATAATATAGATTATGAATTAGAGATAAGTGCAGCAGAAATCATTGGTAAAAATGTGTTATACTTTAAAAAAGAGCCTGAGTACAAATTTAGAACCTTTTTTAGGGGCAAAAAGATGCCTGATAATTTCCGTCAGGATGTGCTTATGTTTATAGAAAGATATAATAAAACTGCAAATATATGCCCTGCGCTTAAGAAATTAGTCAGCAACGAAAGCGGACGCAGGCACTGGTACAGTTATCTACATAGTTCATATTATGTGGATTATAATGATGAAAGCACACTGACATTACTTCACATGTTTTTTGGGTCTATGCTTGCTAAGACATATAGTTTAGAAAAAGAACCGTAAACTTGATAAATACTCTAATAGAATGGAGTATTTATGGCTAAAATAGTAGAAGATGTCCTTGTTGTAAAATTCAGCAAAATCGTCAAGGACAGTGATAAAGAATCAGCAGTACTCGCTACAAGAGATATACAGCAAGCACTAGAGCAGGTCGCCCAAGAATTAGCAGGTGACGGTATTGTTGTTGAAGTGGTGTCAGCAGAATGAGTCAGGTAACTATATTAGAATTGTTACCTCAGACTACCTATAATGGCGGCGGTACAGGTAATGTTTATACAGTGACAGGAAATAGCCAGCCTGCTGCTGCATATTATCTAGGTAATCAAGACCTACAGACTGTCAACATCAAGTTGTCAGGTTGCAGTGCAAATATAGTCATCGAAGCAAGTTTGAATAGTAATAGTTCAAATGCTGAATGGTTCAAGGTCTATGAATTAAATGCCAATGCTAATGCAAGCACAGGCAGCGAGACATATGATGCAAGCAACGCAAGCATCTATACTAATATAGAAGGTAATTTCGTTTACATGCGAGCCAAGATTGTTGATTTTGCAGGTGGCGTGGTTAACTTTGTAAAGTTGAGTTATTGATATGAAAAAAGTAGTCATCATGCCAGGTGGGTTTCACCCTTTTCACGCAGGTCATTACGCACTATATCAAAGTGCTAAGAAAGCCTTTCCTGATGCTGATGTCTATGTAGCCGCTACTAATGATCAAAGCGAAAGACCTTTTCCTTTCGCATTAAAAGAGAAGTTAGCGAAGTTAGCAGGAGTCGAGCCAGGGCGTTTCATACAAGTCAAAAGCCCTTTCATGCCTAGAGAGATCACACAGAACTACGATCCAGAAAACGATGTAGTGATTTTCGTCCGTAGCGAAAAAGATCGCAATGAACAACCTAAGCCGGGCGGCACTAAGAAAGACGGAAGCCCCAGTTACTTCCAACCATATACAGATAAAGATTTACAACCATTCGGCAAACATGCTTACATGGATTATCTACCTACAGTGGAATTTGGTCCTGGTATCACAAGCGCAACACAGATTCGCAAAGCATGGCCTACTATGGATGCAAAGGGTAAAGCAGAACTTGTAGCAAGCCTATATCCTGCTGCCGCTAAAAACAATAAACTCATACAGACTGTGATCAAGATGTTCGATGAGGTCATGGGAAGTGCTCCAGTCAATGAAGATTTGAAATCATTATATGCTAAGATCAAACCATTGATCAACGAAGCAAGTCCTGAGCAGAAAGAGAAACTATTCAAATTATTAGAAGCCGCTAAAAAGAAGTATGAAGCAGCCAATCCTGCACAGCAAGCAGCCATTGCTATCAACATGAAGAAACAGGGCAAAAAGCCTAAACATGTTGATGAGTCATTAGATTATCTTCCAGAAAAATAATTTCACGCCTCTCATAGACAGTAAATATCTGTACATTTTTGAGAGGATGTATGGCCAACAAGAAAGAAAAAACAGTTCCCGTAGAACAGTTACAAGAGATCGTAGACCAGCAGCAGACTGGTCAAAACACAGACCAGAATAATCAGCAAGCAGGACAACAACAGATTCAAGTGAATGTTGATTTCTTGCGTACTACCCGTGTGCATATCGCTATGCCATGCTATGGTGGTATGTTGACAGAATCAACTTTCATGAGTTTTATAAAATGGGCGAATACTGCCCGTCAGTTGGGTATCGACTGGACATTGGAAACAATGGTAAATGAGAGTTTGATTAGCCGTGCGCGTAACACGCTTACTGCTAAATTTTTAGATATGCCCGACGCTACCCATCTGTTCTTTGTTGACGCAGATATCGGCTGGGAACCATGGCACTTGTTAGTGTTATTGAACCGCGATGTCGATGTTATCGGTGGTCTTTACCCGATGAAGACTATGCCTATCAAGTGGGTCGTTAACGGCTTTGATGGTGCTGAAGAAGGTCCAGATGGATTGCAGGAAGTAAGCAAAGCAGGTACAGGTTTCTTATTGATGAAGAAGCATGTATTTGAAAAGATGAATGCTCACCCCGCAGTCAAGCAGTATAAGAACGATATCGGATTAGATCCTAAGTATGACAAGTACCTAAAGACTTATTTCGATACAGCAGTTCGTCAGAACCGTTATTATTCAGAAGACTGGACATTCTGTGAGAACTGGCGTGATCTAGGTGGTCGCATCTGGGTCGATAAGCGTGTATTGCTACGCCACTCAGGTAGTTATGTTTTCTGTATGGAAAACCAGCAGTACTTGCTCGACAATGTTGGCCCTATGTATGTTGATAGCAAGAAACAGCAGGGATTCACATTCAAAGACAAAGACGGCAACGATAGCCGATAATAGAAAGAGCCCCGAAAGGGGCTTTTTCATATCTATCACACCTAAAGATTTTCTGATAAATACTCTATATTAGGGTTCCAACATGAAAATCAAAGACATTTATGAGAGTTCAACTACTGCCGGTGCTATCACTACAGGTAGTCCTGCCACTATAGGCAAAACACAGAAAAGAGCAGGTTCATTGTTCCAGGGCAAAGTTACTAATAAGCCCTTTTATGAGCAAGAAGAAAGTGAAACTAAAAAGAAAAAGCCAAAAAAAGATTTTGGCAAGATGTTTCAGAAAAAGGTAGACCAGTCAAACAAGGCTAAAAAAGATACAGAAGAAAAAGTAAAGGCTCATACAGTAAAAGAAGATGAGATAGTTGAGCAAGATTTAATATTAGTCCCTGGTCAAATCAAAGGTAAGGATAAGAGTTTCATACCCCATGAGAAAGATCGTAGAGACCATGAAGTTGAGATGGCTCGCAGCGAACTATTCGCAGCAGCAAAAGATGCACAGCGTATCTATGCTATGTTAAAGAACCGTACTGAGGACGAAGGTTTGATGGGATGGCAGCAGAGTTACATCACATTAGCCGCTGATTATCTAAACAGCGTAGCAGACAGCCTAGAACACCAAGCACATATGAATGAAATGACCGGTGGCGTCATCGCGGGCGGCATGAGTAATTTTGAAGAAGGTTTGGAAGATGAACCCCCACCAGAAAAAGGCTCGCTAGAATACAGAGCATTGAAAAGAATGAAGGGCCCAACTCAAGAAGATGCGTTAGAAGCATTAGTTATTGAAATTGGTTTAGACAGATTCAAAAGAGAAAACAAACTTTATAGAGAATACATACCTGCATTAATGCATCATTATAAAAAACAAAGTGTGACAGAAGAACAACTTGATGAACTAAAAAAATCAACTATCAATGATTATCTGTCAAAATCTTCAGCGGCAGTCAGGGGCGGTAGACAAGAAGTTCCTAAAAAAGTTCCTAGTTGGAAAGTAGCCGCAGGCAAAGTTAATCCTAACAGCGAATTGAGCAAGTATGCGAAAATAAAGGCAAGTGATGTTGCTGTACAAGAAGAACAAGCACCTATGTTCACTCCAGAAGAAGAACAACTTGATGAAAAGAAAGATGCATGTTATAGTAAAGTCAAGAGCCGTTACAAGGTATGGCCTTCAGCATATGCTAGCGGTGCATTAGTAAAGTGCCGCAAAGTAGGCGCAAGCAACTGGGGCAACAAGAGCAAGAAATGAGATATCGTCATCTACTTGAAGCATGTTGGAAAGGATACCATAAAGAAGGTATGAAGACCATGTTTGGTAAAAAATATCCAAACTGTGTCAAAAATAAAAAGACCAACGAAGATCAGATCAGTGATGAGCGTGTTCGCCGTATTCAAAACTTTTTGAACGACAAGTTCAATGCTAACTTAGATGTTGATGGTGTATTAGGCCCATTGACATTAAAGACTATAGATAAGTTCATGCCTGATGCTAAAAAGCGTTTAGCACCAGAACCAGACAAGAATACAAATGTTCAAGGTTTAGAAAAGAAATTAACCGAACAGGAATTAGAAGAAGATTTACGCAAGTGGTTCAAAGAAAAGTGGGTTCGCTTTGGACCAGATGGAAAGATCAAAGGTCCTTGCGCACGTGGTAGCAGTAAAGAAGGTAAGCCAAAATGCTTGCCACAAAAGAAAGCACATAGACTAGGTAAGAAGGGTCGTGCTAGCGCGGCAGCAAGAAAGCGCAGAGAAGATCCTAATCCAAATCGTAGTGGTGCCGCTAAGAATGTAGCAACTAAGAGTAAGAGAGACAAATAATCATGAGTAGCATATTAGCAGGAATAGACAATCAAGTATTATTAGAACAGCGTACCTACAATTTATGGGAAAGTGCTGGTCATAAGATCGTAGAAGCACAATTAACTGCTGATCAGATCAAACAATTATTTGCTAATATAGAACAAGGTGCTACTGATGCGGGCGGCAATCGTACTATGCTCGGTAAAGGTAAAGATGCTGCCGGCGCTGTTAGTAAAGCATGGAATGATTTAAAAGATAAAGTTTACAATAGCGGACCGATGAGTAACTTTGCCGCCGCTTATGACAAGCAGGCAGAGAAACTAAAGCAGGCTACTGGTGGTGATCAAGGTGTTTTCAAGTATGTTCAGAAGTATAGAGATTTTGCTGAGAAACATCCTATCATTCAAGGTTTCGTGTATTCAGCATTGATCGCCGCTGCCGGTATTACTGGCGCAGGTTTAGGCGGTGCTGCTGTATTGGGTCTATTCAAATTAACTGATCAGTTGTTGCAAGGTAAAGATATTCGTTCAGCAATCTATCAAGGTGCTAAAACTGGTGCATTGGCATACGGTGCAAGCAAACTCGGCGATCTTATCAGAGGTGATAAGGCGCCGGGCGCGGGCGGCAGCGATGCCGCTAGTGCTGCCGCTGGCAATCTAGGACCTAGAGAAGTCGCTAAGGGAGCATTTGAGATTGTTAAAGATAAGATACAAAAAGGTGAAGTGACAGATTGGAACTCATATCAACAAGCCGTCAATAGTGCATTAGAACAAGCAGCAGTACAAGGTGGTAAAGAAGCATCACGCATGTCGCAAGACATAGCCAGAAAAACATTAGACATGTATCTAAATCGTTATGCGTTAGATGCTAGTGGAACTTTCTCAGGCAGTGGTCCTGAAAAGATTGAGAAGATCATAACAGCATTAGGTGGTCAAGTAGACGCAGAAAAGATGGCAAGGGCACATCAAGCAGTTCGTGCAATGAGCGGTGCTAATGAATCTATCGAACTCAATGAAGCCACTATCAAAATATTATTCTCAAAAGTATCATTAGAGCATAGCAAGCGCATCGATGAAGGTATAATGGATACACTCAAAGGTGCAGCCGGCAAAGCGATGGACTATGCTAAGACAAAAGGACATAATCTAACTACAAAAGTCACAGCCGACAAATTAAACACAGCATGGGAAAAAGCCGGTAAGCCAACTGATAGCGATAAGATCGCAGAAATATTAAAATCAAGTGGTGTACCGGAAGATGTGATGAATGCGGTATTTACTAAGATGAAAATACCGACAACACCTGCAGCAACTCAGCAACCAGCACAACAAGGACAACAAGCACCTGCACAACCGGCGGCAGCACAGCAAACTCCTCAACCTAAAGCACAACCTGCCCAGCCAGCACAAGCAGCACAAGCAGCACAGCCAGCCGCAACACCGCAACCAACTGCCGTGGCCCCGGCGGCGCAACCTGCAGCACAACCTGCACAAGCAGCCCCTGCTGCTAAACCAGGCAAGCCTGTGATCAAACAACCATCTACTGCAAACAATCGTACAGCAGGCGTTCGTCAGCAGGGTGGTACTTTCGCATATAACCCATTAGCAGAAGATGCTGAAAAGTTAGCACAACTTGAGGCTGCTATGAAGCAAGCACAACAGATCACGAAAGCCATCAAGTATGATGATAGCACTACTGAGATCATAGTAAAGATACAACAATTAGCACAACAGTCAGGCATAGATCCTAAATCATTGAAGTGGGCTATCAACGATGTATATGAAGCAAAGAACGCATTAGAGTCTGCCGTATATGGTCTAGATGAATTATTCAAAGAGGCATATCAAGAAGCGAAATGGAAGCACGATGACGAGGAAGAAGGTCTAGCAGAAGAAAGACCTAAAAGTGAGATTGAAATAAATCCAAACGACAACTTCACTATATTAGACATCAAAAAATTAGAACAAATCGATGATTTAGATACATTGAAAAAACATGCTAAGAATCTTATCAAGGGTAAACCTATTCGTAGAATGAAACCTGAAAAGATTGCTTATTTTTATGACCGTGTAGATACATTGACTACACGCATGAAAGTCATCAAATTGATGTATGATCTATTATTAGCAGGTGAAGGCTTGAAGACGATAGGCAGTTGGAACAGCACAGATCCTAATGCCTATGCGAAAAGATTTAACGAAGAAGAAAACAAACCGAAAACAGCAAAAGCATTGATATATCAGACTGAAGTATATGGCGCTAAAGGTTATTATGGTCAATGCAAAGAACCAGGATGTGATCATAAAACAAAAACATACGATAGAGCAGTACAAGCACAGAATGCTATCAAGAAACACCACCAAGAGCATTTCAAGGTCACAGAGACACATAGCACTGGTACTACTATCGGTAGCGCGGGCATAGGTGGAGGCTCAGGATTAGGCATCGACAAAAGTCCTATAGAGAAAGTATTAGAGAAACCATTTGGGTCTTTAAGCGAAGATGCTATGGCTGATCAATTTTATGATGAATTTTCCAAGAGTTCATTTAAGCCCGATAGTCCATTATACCTTGATAATCTTAAGGGCGTAAAAGATTTCTTGACAAGCAAAAATCTTCCTCAAGATAAGTTAAAGTTTTTGTTACGCAAATTAGTTCAAAAGATAAAGCCTGAAATGGAAAGTTCTATCATGCAGGGTATTCAAACTGAATATAAAGAAGTTCCAACTCAGAGAAAAATTGTATTTGACAAAGAAAATCCACCAGACTTATATTATTTGTATCAACAGTTTATACAGCGTATGTTAAACCCTGAAAATACTGTAGAGCCAAATGATTGGATAGATAAAGTAAACAAACATTATGGATTAAACTATACTTGGAAAGATTATCAGAAGCGTGGACATAATGATCAAACAAATAACTGGCAAAAGATTGTTGACAAATATATTCTTAAAAAGTAATGACACACCTAAGTGACAACAATATAGGATATTTTGCACATTTATATAGAGCATGGCGTTGGGCAGTTATATTGATAATACATGGAATATGCCCAGAGATATATAAGACAACAGTAAGTGATGAAATTTGTAAAGGTAAAAAATAATGTTATCAGAAAGTTTAAAACATTTATTAGCGAATAGTTATTCATTCGTTATCAAAGCACAGCAGTTCCACTGGAACGTCGAGGGTCCAAATTTCCCTCAGTATCACGAATTCTTCGGTGATCTATATGCAGAAGTATATGCATCACTTGATAAGACTGCTGAATATATTCGCACACTAGATTCATATACTCCAGGTAGTATGGAGCGTTATATAGAACTTAGTGACATCAAAGGTCAGACTTTGATTCCTAGAGCAGAACTTATGTTTAGCGAATTATTGGTAGATAATAATAAACTGCTAGATTGTTTGCAAACTTGCATGGAACATGCTAAGGCAGAGAATAATTATGGTATTGAGAACTATATTGCAGAAAGAATGGACGCACATGCTAAACATGGCTGGATGATCAAAAGCATACTCAAAAAAGACAGATCATAAGTTCGTAAAGAAGTGTAAAGTTAATGATAAGTATGAGATGATAATCTCATTAAACCATAAAATATTATTCTTTCATATTAGTAAAACTGCAGGTACAAGCATATCATTGATGCTTGAAAATATCTGTGATGATGCCAAATCTAGTTTCAACAAAATATTCCTAAATAATATACACAATCAAGCAGTAAGACACATCAAAGACAAATTAGACTTGATGCAAAGTAATCGCTATCCGTTCACACATATCACTCAAACCGACGCTAGGCCTTTTCTACAATTATCAAACATAGATACATCAGATTTCAGTGAGTTTATCATAGTCAGGAATCCATATGATAGGCTTAAAAGTCAGATGATATACCAGGGGCTAAATGAACAATACTCTGTCGATCACTTCTTGAATAGATATGAAAGCCTAAATTCAAGCCCTTCTGGGTATTGGTTCTGCAGGCAGATGGAATATATCAAGGACCCTATCACTAAAAACCTGCAAATCTATAAGTATGAAGAATTAAACAAATTATGGCCTTTCCTAGCCAATATTAAAAAAAATAAGCCATTCGTTGTAAAAAGAGTCAATGAGACTGCGAATAAAGATGTGAAGATAGAATTTACATTAGCACAGAAAAAACGCATATATCATATGTGGCGAGAAAGTTTCGAATATTTGGGCTACCCTAAAGGCTTTTAGTATATCCTGATTTGCGATAAATACTAGTATATTGCTAGGGGAACATGCGTGTCCACGGAATTATATAGAAAATACATAGATGTTGACTATCGCTGTATTGTTGATGGTTGCCTAATATACTAAAATGCGAATCCGCGATCTTACTAACGAGGCTAGCCCTGATACACTAGAAGGAAGTTTCACAGACGATCTGGTGAATAGTAAGTTGTGGCTATGTGACAAGTTAAAGCAAGGCCTCAAAGGTAGATGCGCTAGAACTATCTATGTTTTAGGTAGTTGGTATGGTAATCTAGCCATGTTACTGCAAAAAGAAGGTATCACTTTTGATGACATCGTGTTAGTAGATATTGATGAAAAAGTTTTAAGAACTAGTCAGAATATGTTAAAGCCTTTTTTCAAGCCAGGCAAACTCATATTCTTAAACACAGACGCTAAAGATGTGATTTATGACAAGCCCGGGATTATCATCAATACTAGCGTCAACGATATGAAGACAGATTGGTTTGATGATGTACCTGAAGGTAGGAAGATCATCATACAAGGTCGTGATCAGGCAAGCGATGCTGTGACTAAGATCGCAGACATGAAACAGTTCGATGATATGTTTCCCATGACTAAAACATATTATCTAGGTAAGCGTGACTTCACTGATCCAGAGACGGGTTATACAAGATATATGAAGATAGGCGTGAAATGAGAGCAGACGAATTTATACAAGAAGGTGTCAATGATCCTGCTATCTTTAAGGTAGTGTTCGTTATCGGTGGTCCTGGCAGCGGCAAGAGTTATGTCAGCCGTGAACTAGGACTAAATGCTATGGGTTTCGTAACAGTCAATAGCGATGTGGCATTTGAATACCTCATGGGTAAGCATGGTATCGATCCTAAGATGCCTCCTGAAGAAAAAGAAAAGCGTGATGTTGTCAGAGCAAGAGCCAAAGAGATAACAGGTAAAAAGTCTGACCTAGCAATCGAGGGCAGACTAGGTATACATATAGACGGTACCGGAGATGACTATGATAAAGTAGCGAATCTCAAAAAGAATTTTGAACGATTGGGCTATGACTGTTACCTAGTAGTAGTCAACACAAAATTAGAAGTAGCAAGACAACGCAATCAAATGAGAGCGAGAACTGTTCCTGATAAGATCGTCACAAACAGTTGGTATGATGTACAGGACAACATTGGTAGATTCGCTAACATCTTTACATATATGAGCATCATAGATAATAGCGGCGATGCAAAAGCAACGGACGAACAAATAACAAAAATACACAGTAAATTGCAAAGGTTTGCTGATAGCGAACCTACTAAGCCTGCTGCTAAAGAATGGATAGCCAATCAGAAAAAAGTAAATGAGAAATGGAGCGCAAAGTACAAGCGTAGCATCAACTGCAATAATCCAAAAGGATTCAGTCAGAGAGCGCATTGTCAAGGTCGCAAGAAGAAAACAAAGTAAAATGAGAGCAAGTGAATTTTCAGTTCCAGAGATTGGTATCAATGTCCGCAGTGATGGGGACATAGGTTATGCCGACCTTATCGTAGACGGACAAAAGAAACTTGAGACACGAAATACTGATAGCCTGCGACCATATGTAGGCAAGCGTGTCAGCATAGTTAAGACAGGTAAGGGTAAAGCATATGCTATTGGTGTAGCAACTGTAGGCGAACCTATAGAAGCAGACGAAGAAAAATTCCGTAAACTTGAAAAAGAACATCTAGTACCTGCAGGTAGCAAGTTTGATATACAGCCCGGATCTACAAAATTCTTATATCCAATGCTCAATCCTAAACGCTATGACAGACCCAGAGAAGTTGGTCATGGTATAGTCAGTCGTAAAGTGTTTGTTGAAGATGAAAATGGTAAACTAGCCTGGCGTATACGATTCCGTCGCTTCAAAGACTTGTCACCATTGATGCCAGAGCGTGAGAACAAAATCTATCTTATGCCTACAGATCATTCAGCACTGCGCACATTTGGTAATTTGACAGGCAAAGATGATGAGAAGATTACTAAAATGCCAACAGAAGCATATCTTGTTAGTGGTGATGCTAGAGTTGGCGACATGAGCATTATCAATGCTATACATCGTGAATTACAAACTACCAAAGATCAAGAGAGAATAGAGAAACTAAAGAAACTATATCTAAACACTAGCGTGCCTTATAGTCAATATCGTCCAGGTGTATTCAAGTATCCAGAAATACTAGCAGAGCCAAGTCAACTTACAAAGTTAGATAAGACCGTGTCATACAATAAAAACACCGGTGAAATTGATATCAAAGACAAGGCAAACGAGAACCTTGCATTTGAAGCACAGATGGATGATGTAGGCAAATTTATCAATAACGCATTACAAAAAGCAGGATATAAGTTTATAGGTAGCGGATATGACGCGCAGGTATGGATGAAGGATGAAGGCACGGTTGTCAAGATATTGATGCCCGAAACCCAAGAGAACGAAGCGATTGACAGTTTCAAGTCCTTTTATAATTTTGTCAAAAAGAATCCTAGCCCTAATCTACCAGTCTTTAAGAAGGTAGATGGTCGTGAAGTATATAAGTTCACATTGAAAGGCAAGCCATTCATGCAGTTCGGTATGGAACAACTGTATCCTATACAAGAAGGATCACTAGATGAATGGGTAGTATGGATGATGGCCGATCTAAGTGCTAAAGGTCTAGATTGGGCAAATGCAAAAAATCAGATGAGTATCGAGGATGATGAACATGCTGAAGAGTTTAAAGCCCAAAATGCTAGCAAAATTAATGGATATAAGTCATTATATGAGACATTGCTTAAACTCTACAAAGCAGGTATGAAAAAAGGTTATGGTTGGGACCCACATACAGAAAATGTGATGAAGCGTAGTGACGGCACACTAGTCATAACAGATCCATGGTCAGTCTGATAAATACTATATTGTTGAGGAATCTTAATTATGAAAATTTTTGAAGTTATTGAAGCAAGAAAAGGTCCAGTTGACGACTTTGAGGATGATGATGCACCTGTTCAAGATGCCGATCTTGACAAGATTCCTAACATTCTTGTGCAGATGCGCAAGGCAATCGACGTTGATGGTAACTATGATTTTAAGTTTAAAGATGGTAGCAAGCATCAACTCGGCATGGAAGACATCATGAAGTTCGTGAAGAAATTACTGACTTCTAAACCTCTTGAAAGAGAGAAGATGCAGAACAAGGCTATAGAAAGCCTCGAAGGTTTAATGTCAGTACTTAATGCTGAAGAACCAGCAAAGCCAGATATGAAAATTAAAGGTGACCGCTACATGTCACACTTCAGCGGAGACTTAGACGATAAGTAATCGATGTTTTGTGTAATCGATGATTTCTTACCATTAGATGATTTTCGTGAATTTTCACTAATATCTAAAAAAGCATCAAGTAGTCATTGGGGGACTAGAAGACCATATTCTGATTCCCCAAATTGGACACACCATATTTATAAGTCAGACTATGATGACTTAAGTACTGAGACATCAAAAAGGTTTGGTAGCAAGTTATGGGACATAGCCTGCTTGATAGAAAACAAGATGAAGCAGGACATTGATGATCTACCACCTATATTCAGTCTAGGCTTTCTTTTTAGCAAGCATCCTTATGTCATAAGACCTCATTTTGATAACATATATAAACATCAAAATTTTAATAGTCCATCAATAGTAGCAGATAGTTATTCTGCGTTCTATTATGGACATGATTCATGGGATCCTAGTTGGGGAGGAATATTAGGTTTTCATAAAAGCATGGATGTTGATAAAAATAAAAGTGAGGGGTTTGATAGTGATAACTGCTTTTCTATAGAACCTAAACCAAATAGGTTAGTATTCTATAGCCTAGACACGATACATAGTGTTACCCCTATAGTAAACAAACATGTTATCAGACAAACTCTTAAGATGTCTTTCTTTAGGATTACTAAAATGAGAAGACATGTAAGATCAATCGAATCTCAAATCGACCATACTTATGATTTTTAAATAGTATGATTAAATAGTGTTACTATGAATAAAATTATAATAGCACTTTTAATAACACTTATACCTGTAACAGGTCATACTCAAAAACAGAAAGCAGGTGTCACATATGATGCTACCATATTGCGCGTCATCGATGGTGACACAGTTGCTTTTCAAGCACCTTTCTTACCTGATCCATTAAAGAAAGAATTAAGCATTCGTGTATTCGGTGTCGATACTCCTGAGAAGGGACACCGCGCACAATGCCCTAGCGAAGACTTATTAGGAAAGGCTGCAACAAACTTCACTAAAGATAGTATAGCCAAAGCACAGAAACTACAGATCGTACTCATGGATTGGGACAAGTACGGTGGTCGTGTATTAGGTGATGTATTGATCGATAGTCAAAGCCTACGCATGTTACTCATCAATAAGGGCTACGCCCGCGAGTATTATGGTGAAGCAAAAACTAGTTGGTGTAACTAAAAATATTGACATCCTCAAGATTTATGATAAAATAGTATCATGAATCATAAACCTAAAAAGATGACACAAAAAGTTTACGAGATTGCCCTACAGACAGGGGGCAGTTTCTATCCTAGCGTCAATAGTGAATTGACACAGCGTTTCGCTGAAAACATCATTGAAGAATGCGCTAAGATCGCAGAACAGGAAAGCAGTTACCCTTATCAGGGTTTTGGTGATAAGATCCGCGCACATTTTGGACTAAAGGATTTTGTATGACAACTATTGACATTCCAGAATTTAAATTTCAAAACGGCGACCGTGTACGTAAAGTAGGCGGTACTTACCAAGCAGAAGGCATTATTGTAGGCATTGCTGTAACAACTACAGGCGATGTAAGATATGTCTTTGAGTTTGAGCAATATCCAGGCATGCTACACATTTTTAATGAAGGTCAGTTAGAGCATAGATAAGTATGTTTGACTATAGGGTAAAATATAGGACTTTTGTTTATGTCATACTGTTACTCACTATAGTATTAACAGGAATAGCCGAGTATGTTGGATCTTGATAAACAAAAACATGAGTGGGATGACTTAGACATTTATGACCGTGAGGCGGCAGACATACGCCGTAATCTTAGAAAAATAGATTTAAAACAGTGGGTTCAAGACCTTTATACTTTAGATCCTGATCTATTTGATAATATGCAAAAGTTGATGGACGCCGCTAGCGGCCGCCGTCGTTAACTGCTGAGTTTTCAGCACACCGTTCCCAAATAAATACTCTTGTACCGAGAGTACTAATCTCTTCGGCAAATACAGGGAACAATAAAAATGATAAGAAAGATCCTTGTGTTGGCCACAATCGCTGCCACTCTAGGCGGCTTGCCAGCATATTCACAAACTACAAATACAAGCACACAGAGTACGACTGGTGGCACAACCACTAGCACGACTTATCCTATCAATCAAGGCGGTTATACAAGCACTAGCCTAGTTGATACAAACAGCACTAGCAATAGCACAAGTTCTGTCACTACTAACAATACCACGAACACAAATAGCACTAGTACTAGCACGGTCAATACGACCAATGCTAACACGAACACTAGCACTAGCACGAATGTCAATACAAATAACAACATTCAAAGTGGTACTGTGACAAACATCAATCAGAATACCACTAACGGTACTGTGACTTATAACAACAATAATGTTAATAGTGGTTCTGTAACATATACTAACAACAATAACAATGTCAACAGCGGAACAGTAACTTATAACAATAATAACAACATGAGTGGAACTGTGACAAACAATAACAATAATGTTAGTACTAGCACTAGTGTAAACACAAATAACAATATCAATAGTGGTACTATGACTTACAACAACAATAATGTAAGCACAGCGACCAATATCAACAAGAACGAGAATACTGGTACCATGACTTACAATAACAATAATGTAAGCACAGCGACCAATATCAATAAAAATGAAAACACAGGTACTATGACTTATAACAACAATAACAATAGTACTAGCGCAAGCACAAGCAACAATACTAATACTAATATCAACACCGGTGACATGACTAACCGTAACATCAATACAACAACAAGCAATAATGTAAACACCAATAACAATAATAGCACTAGCAGTAACACCAATGTAAACATACAACAAGGTGAGATGACTAACCGCAATATCAACGAGACTGTTATCCGTCAGAAGGTAGAGCAACCTCCTCCAACTGCTATAGCACCTCCAATGATGAGCGTGGGTAGCGATCTTTGCGTAGTAGGCGTAAGCGGAGCCGCACAGACACAGATATTAGGTGCGAGTTTTGGTTCAACGATGCGTGATGAGAATTGCGAAAGAATCAAGATGAGCAAGACATTATATGACATGGGCATGAAAGTTGCCGCTGTCGCTATGATGTGCCAAGATGAGCGTGTATTCAAGGCTATGGAGATGGCAGGAACCCCTTGCCCATATATGGGTAAGATCGGTACTGAAGCGACTACTGCATGGGTTGACAACAAGAAAGAGCGCCCAGATAGTAAGAAGAAGGGTTTGTTTAGTTGGTTCCAATAATGAAATATCTAATACTGATTCTTTTATTATCATTTAGTAATGTGCTGTCTGCACAAACAGTAGATAGCACAGGCAATCTAATTGATCCAACTAAATGGGGTAATGTTATACCTATGAATGGCACACAACTAAGTCAGGTAGAGGGTGAAGGCGGCGGTCCTATACCTGCACTAAACACAGATACTAATACAATTAGATTCAGTTTCATGCCCTATACAGTAAGTCAAGTTATAGCAATCAATTCAGTACTAAGTGGTCAAGGTATAAGTGTAGGTGGATTCAATTACAGTTGGAAAATTTACAATGATTTAGAGAATTGTTGCGGTACTAGAGGAATGTTGATGGGAAATGTAAGCCTTTATAATAAAGGTGGTAACCTCTTGAATTCATACAATTACGATTATAGTATGACTAATACAGGTGCTACATTTCAGACTTTCACAGGTACCGAGACTTTCAACAGTCCTTATCAACTAAATTCGTTAGGAGACATTTCTGTATCTTGGTTTGGTAGAGATATGAATTTCTGGAGTGGTTATTATGGCCCTAGAGTGCGTGATACTAGCATTACATTAAATTATACTGCGGCACCTCCCCCACCAGCACCTAGTACAAACACATCAACTACTCAAAGCACCGCACAGACTACAACTGCCGAGATAATTGCTAAGGCGGCAGAGCCTGTCACAGAACCAACTACTACTAATACAACAACTACTCAAAGTTCGCCTACTAATGAGCCCGTTGTTGCTTCAAATACTACAACAACAAGCCCTTCAACAAACACTATAGCCGGTGTCGTTGATCCAAATGCTGTATCAACCGCACTTGCAGTCATCAAAGAAGAGCAAACTAAAGAAGCAGTATCAGAAAAACCAGTTGCATCAGGTCCTTCACTATCAAGCATATTATCAAATATAAAATCAAATCAAGATAAGCAACAATCAATTGCTATGGCTGCGGTCGCAAGTTCAATCGAAGTAGCAAATAGTGTGACACAAAAAGCAGAACAATTAGCAGTAGAGGCAGCACAAACTTCAGCACAACAAGCATTACAGACCGCAGCTAACAGTAGCACGATGACAGGTAGTAACAGATCAGTCAACAACGGCATGTCTGTGATGGATAATAACAGACAATCTGCAACTGTCAATAACACACAGATAAATGTATTGCCCGGTGTAAACAATAATAGCGCAGTATTTGATTTGTTCGCAAGACCAGATTCAAAAAATATCACACCAAGTGCAGTAGCGATGATCGATTATAGTTTGAAACCACAGACTAATATAGCAACATCACAATATGTCGCTCCGTCAGTATCTTTGATTAGACCAGAGATCAGACAATCAGAAAATGTCATGGATAATCAATTCATCACACCCGAAATAAAACCAATTTTGCGTCAACCATCTATTGAGTTATTCAGTAACAATAACAATACAAACACAAGCAATAATACTATAGCATTTGGTAGAAAGGGTGATCCTATACAAGATTACATAGAAGCAAATAACGCTATGTTCAACGAGATGAAAACTGAATCAAGACCTACGGCAGTAAGATCAAATGTGCAAGATAATGATATCGCAGGTGGTGTCAAGATAGAACGCATGGCTGTAGTACCTAACGGGTTCAATGCATATAGCGCATTCATATTGACAAACATAGCATTCTATGAACCAAAAGAGATATACAAAAATAATGTACCTAAGGACAATGTCCGTAGCATGTATTTTTTAGAGAAAGGTAATACTGATACTTTTAACAAAATGATAGAGGGTCAATACAAATGAGACAGCCAAAATGGTATGAGGGTCTTGAATATAAAGACATGACCCCCGAACAACGAAAAGAATATAAGAAATGTAAGTGGGAAATCATATCAAATTATATGGGAGTACCAGTCACAAGTGCTGATAGTTTAAGACTACGCACACAAGCATTTTTAGAAGAGACCAGATCAACAAGTATCTGGGATTAAGGAGAAAATAGAAAATGGCGAAAAATAAAAAGACCGACCTAGATTCTAAAGTAGATGAACTAGAAGCGGCGAAAGAAAAGTATTTAAGTGAGAATACAGTAATCAGCATAGGTGGTTATGACTTCACGCCTGCTAAACTGATGCTAGCGGGTACTATAGTATCAACTGTGATAGGTGGTTTGTTTGGTGTGTTCCAGTTCTATAAAGATTATATGAACATGAAAGATGCTATAGCAAACTATGTGAGCCCAGACTTAAGTGCTATTGAGACAAGATTGACTAAGATAGAAAAGAGTCAAGAAGGTATAGTCATATTGGTTCAACAGAATCAGGACATGGTTCGTGCTGTCAGAAACGATCTAAAACAAGATATCGACCGTGTTGAAGCCAGCGTAGACGCGGCTGAGCGTAGAGGTCGTGAGTTAGACCGCGACACACGCAGTTTCGTCAACAATAGCGACAAGCGTTTGGGTGATACTGAGCGTGATCTACAGAGCAGAATCAGAAATGTAGAGCGTGAGACTGATGCCAAACTGAAAGAACTTGAGAAGAAAGTAGACGATAAGATCAAGAAAGCATGGGAGAATCCATTGGCTAAATGATTGAAGTCTATAAAGATTATCCTAGACGATATATAGTGACCAACAAGAATAAAATCTTGTTGGTTACCTATGACCATAGGATCGCAGAAACGCTTGAGCGAGATATAGCAAAAAACGACTATCCTGCGCATTATATGCTGCGTATAGAAGCAAGGGTAGAAAGCAATGGATTAGTGTACAAGCGAACTTGACGATAAATACTCTAATGCGTTGTTACGAATTCATTACCGAGCGCAAGAAGAAGCGCAGCAAAGTTAAACTCAGTAAATACTTTTTTCCTGGGTTCGCTTACTACGGCGGTACATCTGACTCAAGTGACATGGGCGGTGGGGATGGCGGTGGCGAAAGCATGTATGAAGATGTTGACACCGCTAGTGAAGTCGAGAAATTCAAGGATTGGGCATGTAAGAGATTACATATCAAGAAGCCGCCCGTGATTGAATTGAGCATGGATACAGAAGAAGCACAGACTAATCATCACACAGGTGGTCATATCATAGGTGACGATAAGATTTGGGTCTATGCTAAGAACCGCAATCTTGTAGACATACTACGCACAGTATTTCATGAATTGGTTCATGTTCGCCAGGGTGAATTGAACATGGTTAATAATGATGATAGTTATCCTGGCAGTGCTATCGAATCAATGGCAGATATGCTTGCAGGCAAGTATATTAAAATTTATGGAAAAGAAAATAACAAGATTTTCCAATAAGGAGAAAACAAATGGCAATTAAACAGAAACTAACCCTAGTTGCAGCACCGGGCAGCAACCTAATAAACTTAGATGATTGGGCAAAAGCAAGTTTGCCCGAAGAAGAGTTTCCATTATTTGAAGCCGCCAAAGCAAGGCATAATGCTTTCGTAGCATCAAAGGCGACTTCAGTAGATCATGAAAACGGTGAAGTGATATTCGCTGATGAAAATAAAGTAACTGAAGCCAATCCTTTAGACGGGGATATGGATTTCTTATTTTATTGGTATCGTTATCTACAAGAAAATGGTATCACAGTAAACCAGACAACCGAGACTGTATAACTGTTGACATTATCCGTTTTTTCTGTTAATCTATCTACATGATTAGGTTACTGAAAAAACTACCCAGAAAACTTACCGTGGCATTCAGCGGCGGCGTGGATAGCGTTGCCGCTGTTGACTTTTTGAGGCGTAACCACGATGTTGAATGTGCATTCTTTCATCATTACACCACAAATAGCGAACATGCTTATAAATTTGTAGAACCCTTTTGTGAAGATGCTAATATTAAGTTACATGTTGGATATATCAGCAATAGCAAACCTGCTAAAAAAAGCCTAGAAGAACATTGGCGTGATGAACGCTATAAATTTTTAAGTAAGTTCGATACTGTTGTCACCGCGCATCATCTAAATGATTGTATCGAAACATACCTATGGTCTAGCATTCATGGTGAAAGTAAGATTATTCCCTATAACCGTAAGAATGTAGTAAGACCCTTTTTGTTGACATCGAAGAAAGAATTAATCGATTGGTGCAAGCGTAAAAATTTATATTGGATAGAAGACTTAAGTAATGATGATGATTCTTTCATGCGTAATTATATCCGTAAATATCTTGTACCGCATGCCTATCATGTTAATCCAGGTATTGAAAAAGTAATCAAACGATTAATCTTAGATGCTAATAAGCCTTAATAAAAATAAATGGCTTTATGACTGGATGCAGGATAAATGGTATGATGAGGTCATGCCATTATTTCACGAAGCAGCAGGTAGCGATTTTCCTTATATACCTGACACTAAACCACTATATCAAAAACTGGCCAACTTATTATCATCTAAGGGATACAAATCTAAAACTACTAAGGACGGTACGGATTTATTAGTATTCATTCCAGATGAAGAATACACCTTCTTACTGATCAAGTATTGTTAAGCAACTTGTGTGTGAAGTCTAATAGTAATTTATGATGTTGATATCTGTGCCATCTAGGTTTCATGCTTTTGCGATCATACCATGATCTCATGCTTTCAGGATGACAACCTATCAATCCTATATTTTCTTGTAACACTGCCATTGGGTCATCATTTTTATACCTAGCGACAGTAGTGAATTTCTTTTCATTACCTATCAGTGCGCATCCATCATAGAAATACATGTGAGTATTTTTATCATTCCATGTTACAGGAACTGTAGTGCCGAACGATCTCCGTATACCTGAGTATGGTCTCTTGATGTATTGTACAGCATCGAAACCTTCTACGATATCGAAATATCTATGAGCCGCCCAATATGCGCCCATGCAGATTCCTAGATATCTTTTACCATAATATACGGCTTCTCTGATATAATCTGCTTTGGGTGCTAGGTACTTGAAGAATGTATCACTATCCCCGATTCCTCCCGGGAACGCTACGATATCTGCTTTTTTAAAAATGTTGTTTTTTATCTGATCCGTATGGAACATATCTACCGTGAAATCGCCGGAAAGTGCCTCATACATTCCTACAGCACATTGAGCAGAACACTCGGGGTGATGCAAGAATATAGCGATTCGCGGCTTATTTTTCATTTCTTCTTTATTTCATCGTATGTTTGTACTATCTTCAACTTATTTAGATCGTGAGATTTATCATAAGGGACGGGTAGTTCTTGCCACTCTTCTTCAGTAGCGTCACATGTGATCAACACTTCATATTTATGTCCATCGCTTGTGTATAGTTCTACCTGCTCAAGGCCTAACACGCTGTTACCCGCTTTGGTCAATGCTGTGCCTAATGCTTTTAATGCGGCTCTCTCACCTACGATAATAGCTCTTCCGTTTGGTTCGTTATGGTTCTGTATATGTAATCTTGCTTTAGCGGTTAGCATTTAATAAATCCCTTAATTTGAATCTCTTATGCTTATTTACTGTCACATATTCGCTGTTATTTTTATATCCCAATTTACCTACACCCCATAGTATAGGTTGTTCATGGAAACTTACCGCACGATCTATTATGACATCTAGATAGCGGCCATTACCTGTACCGATAGTCACAAATGTGATATATTGTTTGGGGGCAGATTTGAACACACGATAGTTCGCAACCAAGCCGCAAAATTCAACTTCTCCGGGCTTGCGTATCTCGGCACACACAGGCAAGAACTTGTCACTATGCCAATGTCCTTGACTCATCATTTCATTGACTTCATTGCCCTCATATGTGACAGGTATAGCACCGGCCAGTTTAGCCTCATGATGATATACCCAACGGCTATAACTGCCCTGACAGTGCTTCAATGTTGCAGCCCAAAACTTTGTGGGGTTATGTGCTTTCTGATATGCTATGGCCCATATCAATCGTCCAAGATTGATAGCATGTGCGCGGCATAGTCCAAAGTTGCTGAGTTCACGCAATGCCGCAAGTATCTCATTCTTATGTTCATGGTTGCCGATCTTTTCCATGAACTCATAAATCTTTTCTTCATTCTTTTTAGCAAAGGCACGACGCCACATATCTGCTTCATATTGGCTGCAACCAAGTAACTGGCTGATGAGTATGATAGCATCATCTTCAAATACGATAGTGTTATCAAAAGTATCCTTGCTCCAATCACGGAAGAAACTTGCTTTTCTACGACCTTGTGTTGCTACCGGGCGTATCAATGCTGTAGCCAATACACAATCTTCACGGCTCTTTGGCTTGATCGCTCTTAACAATCTACGCATAGCAGGACTCTCTGCCTGCGTGACCCCAAGCACGTTGCCACTACTTAACAACTCGGCAGTTTTTTCGTCATGCTCAGGATAATCTAATAAATTTCTTGTATGGTCAATTTCAAATAATTGACTTAGACCACGGTTAGCAAGTATATCAATCTTGAAATGCTCAAGGTCTTCTATCTCATACTTGTCAAGCAATATCTGATTAGTACCATTAATTAAACTCTTAGGTACTGGTCTATCAAATATCAATATACCACCGCAATGTTTGCTGATACAGCGTTTCTTGCCTAATAGTTTCTTAGCAAGTTTCTCGGCATCTTCAACAAACTCCGGTATAACCTCTTCAAGTTTGAAGTTGCGTTTGAGTTGTCCTTTAGCCCCAAATCGTTTTGCAGCCTCACGCAAGGCTGACTTCTCTTTGTACATCACATAGTTACTAACTCTTGCTGATTGACCTTTCCATTTATCAAAGATACGGTTCATGACCGTCTCTTGTTGGAAGTGTGGGAAGTCTAAATCAATGTCTGGTAAGTCATCACGCTTTGGATTCATGAATCTTGACAGTGGTATGTTTTCCTTGATAGGATCTACATCTGCTATGCCAAGCAACCAACATAACAAACTACTACCCGCAGATCCGCGAGTCATATGTGGTATGTCTTTGGTGAGATCAAGTATTTCTACTACACGCAGGAAGTGTTTGGCAAAGCCTAATTTGGCTATGAGTTCAAGTTCTTCTTCTAATCGTTTTTCATATTCAACACCTTCTGGTAAGGTGCGTACAAATTTACTAATGAGTGTTTCCAACTCTTTATATCGTGAGTCCATTGTTGAGCCTATATGTGCCTTAAGTGAAAATATTTATTGGGCAAATACCCAATACATAAATTTCCTTACACAAAATGTTTGACTTTTTTACAACACTCTGTATAATAACTACTTCACATAGGAGATTTTATGTCATCACGTACTTTTAATAATGAAGCCAAACTCAAGTTGACTCAATTGATCAACGAAGGTCTTGCCGTAACTCACGAAATTGAAACCCTGCAGGGTGGATTGACCGACACCATCAAGGCTGTCGCAGAAGAACTTGAAATCAAGCCTTCAGTATTGAAGAAGGCGATCAAGGTCGCACACAAGAGTCGTTTGGGCGAAACTAATAAGGAAAACGAAGAACTTAACACTATCCTAGAGACAGTCGGCAAGACTCTTTAATGGGTAGACTGGTTACTTTTGGCTGCTCCTATACCTACGGTATAGGATTAGAAGATATATATGGTAGTAAAAAAGTTACTGAGCCTAGTAAATTAGCGTGGCCTACATTACTAGGACAGTTGTTAGATAAAACTACTATAAATGAAAGTGCACCAGGTTCAGGTAATTTTGAGATTTTTGATAAAATAATTCGCTATAATTTTCAACCAGATGATTTAGTAATAATCATGTGGTCTCATTTTATACGATTAGGACATTATAAAATATTAGAAAAAAATTATAAAGGACAAAGGAAAGGTAGCATGATGCAGGCAAAACACACGGCTATCTTAATGGAATTCGATAATGCTTATAAAAATTATCAAATTTTTCATCACGCAAATTTGTATTTGGAAAGTAAAAAAATAGATAATTATTCCTTCATTGCTTTTTTTAGAGATAGAGATAGTTTTCCTTGTCCCAGTTTTTTTGAATTTTCAAAAATGTTAACAATACAAGAAGATTATCATATAGATATGGCTTTAGATCGTGAACATTTTGGTCACAAAAGTCATGAAAAACTGGCCAATATATTATATAATAAAATTAAATGAGTTACGTTGACGCAATTCACGATAGAGATAGTGATAGGATATTTGTTGTAGAACGCCAGCCTAACGGTAAGCGTACATACAACGAATTTCCTGCCAACTATACTTTCTACTATACCGATAATAAAGGCAAGTATCGCAGTATCTATGGCGAGCCACTATCACGCTTCAGCACTCGCAAACGTAGTGAATTTGAAAAAGAAAAACGTATCCATAGTAATAAGAAACTGTATGAATCGGACATCAACGTGGTGTTCCGTTGTCTAAGTGAAAACTACTTAGGCAAAGAGCCTCCAAAACTCCATACAGTTTTCTTTGACATTGAGGTAGATTTCGATCCGGAAAAGGGATTTAGCCCCACTAATGATCCATTCAATCCAGTGACTGCTATCTCAATGTACTTGGATTGGCAAGATACACTTGTCACACTTGCGATTCCCCCCAAGCACATGAGCGATGAGACTGCCCATGACCTAACTAAAGACTTCCCAAATACAATCTTGTTCCGTAGCGAGATTGAAATGTTTGAGACATTCTTTGAATTAATCAAAGACGCAGACATTCTCACTGGCTGGAACTCAGAAGGATATGATATTCCATATATGGTTAATCGTGTCACAAGAGTGATGAGCAAAGATGATACGCGCAAGTTCTGTTTGCTTGGTCAAGTGCCTAAGCCACGTGAGTATGAACGTTTTGGTAAGACTGAAACGACATATGATCTTGTTGGTCGTGTACACATGGACTATCTACAGTTGTATAAGAAGTACAACTATGAATCAAGGCATAGTTATAGCCTTGATGCGATTGGTGAAATGGAAGTTGGTGAGCGCAAGACACAATATGAAGGTACGCTTGATCAACTATACAACAAAGACTTCAAGACATTCTTGGAGTACAACAGACAAGATACGATGTTGCTTGTCAAGATACACAACAAACTAAAGTTCCTTGATCTTGCTAACGCACTGGCACATGAGAATACTGTATTGTTACCAACTGTTATGGGCTCGGTAGCTATGATTGAAATGGCTGTGATGAATGAAGCGCATGAGCGCGGCATGATGGTTCCCGACAAGAAAAAGAATAGCAGCGATGGCGAAATGGCAGCAGCAGGTGCATATGTCGCTGTGCCAAAGAAAGGTATACATGAATGGGTAGGTGCAGTTGACATCAACAGTCTGTATCCTAGTGCGATTCGTACACTTAATATGGCGCCAGAAACAATTGTTGGTCAAGTACGTCAGACACTAACCGAGCAACATCTAAAAGATAAGGCACGTAAACTTGCCAGTGAAAAGGCGCGTTACGATGAAGATGACGAAGTTGAAATGAGTTCGTTACTCTGGGAAGGCATGTTCGGTACACTTGAGTACGAAGCCATTATGAATCAAGAACGTGGCACTATGCTCACAGTTGATTTTGAAAGTGGGGATAGCGTAGAAATGAGTGCTGCTGAAGTTTGGAAGATGATCTATGACAGCAACAAGCCCTATATTCTTTCAGCAAATGGTACGATCTTCCGTAGCGATAATGAAGGTGTCATTCCCGGTTTGTTGACACGCTGGTATAGTGATCGTAAAGACATGCAGAAGAAACTCAAAGAGTCTACAACTAAGGAAGATATTGAGTATTGGGATAAACGTCAGTTAGTTCGTAAGATTTTGTTGA